TGACGAGCCTAGACAGAAATCTGCAACATACTGGAATGTATGATTTGGGAAAACAGAAAAAGTATGCTATAATAATAGCATGACCAAGAATATAACTTATCACTACGCAACTAAAAAAGATATAATACCTTTAACCAATCTAGCAGCAGACTTTCATGCTGAAGCAAAGTTATTAGGGGACTTTAATAAAAAAAGATATTCAGAGTATTTAACAAGAATATTTAATAATAATAATTTTTTATATCTTGTTAGAGATAATAGAAAATTGGTTGGAGCTTTAGTTGCTTACAAATTTAATTTTATTTGGGACGATAAACATATAAAGACAATGGATTGTTTTTGGTATGTCTATCCTGAGTACAGGGGAACAATGATGGGAATTAAACTTTTAAAAGAATATAGAAAATGGGCGACCTCTCTTCCTAATTGTTTGGAAATAGGTATAGCAACTTCTGTTGATATAAATGTAGACAGAACATCTAAGCTTCTAAATAAACTTGGTTTTAATACTATTGGAACTGTTCACAGGTTAGCCCATGATTAAAGATATTCAAACAGCTTCGTTCTTTCTTAAAGACGGTCTAAACGATAACTCTTCCTTTCATTGGTGTTTCTGTCCCGGCGACGATGGTGGTCCAAGCGGTGATGAAGGAGCCGGTGAAGGAGGATATGGCGGTGTTGCCGATGCGGACATAGGGAGTGGTGTTGATGCCTCTTTGTCTGTAGATGAAGCAAGAGATATGGTAGAAGCAGAGGAAGCTTCTAGATCGCAAACAGCAGCACTAAGTCAAGCACAGATAGACGCAGCAAATATGATGGGTTTGGCTGATCCTACTCTAGATGTAGCATTTAATCTTGATCCTAGTATGGTTGATCCCTCTGTTATGGACGAACTAGCATCAAACTATTTTGGTATGATTACCGATGTTGCCGCAGTAGACCCCAGCTTTGCTCAAAACTTACTAAATGCAAGAAGCATAAATACTCCTAGGTATGGTATTTATAATCCAGAGGCAATGAATAAACTAGAGAGGCGAGGTCTTAAAACTTTTGGTTTAGGCTTTAGGGGTCCATATGAAGCACGCTTTAATCAACCACAAACCAGACAAACATACGATCCTAATAATGTAACCTTTGCTTCTCCCGATTCAAGAACGACAGCAAAATATCAGTTTACAGAATTTGCTTTACAAAATCCTAATCTTACAACAGTAGAAGCTTTAACTCAATATAATGCTATATCGCCTGTAGACTCAAAAGTTTCAGTAGAAGATGTTCAAAATATGGGTTATGATTTGAATGCTCCTGTTGGACCGCAAGCTTCTTTTAATGAGGCTGAAAGAGATAGAGGACTTGCACAGGGTCTTGGCCTTGTAGCGCAAACAATAGCTACTGGAAGTCCCATAGGCGCATTAACCGATGTTGCATTGTCAGGAACAGGCAAAGGTGTGATGGGCCACATGGCAGATATGTTTGAGGAAGCAACGGGCATTGATCTTCCAGAAGCACTTGATATTGGCATTCCCTCTTATGAAGAAATGGCTCTTGGTCTTGTTGGTCCTGAAGAAGATACCATGGACCCCTCTTCTTTTGGCATAGAAGCTGAACCAGAGGCGTATAGTCTTGAAGATACTTTTGGTATTCAGTCTTTTGATTTAGACTTCTCTCCCCCTACAGATGAAGAAGTAGGCTATGTTGGATATGAAGATTTTACGGATTATAGTAGACGATATAGACAGCCCAGACCAACTACTCAACCACAGCCTCTAGAAGTTGCTGCTGCTCCTGTAGAAGAAACTCCGGCTATTCCTTTTAATTTAGGACGTGCAACTACACCGCCATCAAGGGTAAGCCGTATTGCAAATATTTATGGCATTGATGAAGATGCTGCTAAAAGAATGTTAGGAATCGTATAATGGCAACAGAACGTAATCCTTTTGATCGTATACCCGAAGAAGAAACAAACGTAGTTCCTCTTGCTCCTGAAGTTGAGGACATTGACGCTACTTTTGAAATTGACGATGACGGTGGTGTTATTGTAGACTTCTCTGAAAGTGTAGAGATGGAAGCCTCTGAAGATATTGCTGAATGGTATGGCAATATGGCAGAGAACATGAACGAAGATGATCTGGATGATATTGCCAACGATGTAATAGAAAATTTTGAAGCAGATAAAGATTCCCGTGCTGAGTGGGAGTCTATGTTTGAACGTGGCTTTGATCTGCTAGGACTAAAGCTTGAGCAGGGATCAGAACCCTTTGAGGGCGCTTGCACCGCTGTACATCCTCTGCTGATTGAGTCAGCAGTTAAGTTTCAGTCCAAAGCTTCGGGGGAACTATTCCCTGCAAATGGACCAGTTAAAGCTCAGTTAATGGGTAAGTCCACACCAGAAAAAGAACTACAGGCTAATCGTGTTCAGAACTTCATGAACTATCAGCTTACTGAACAGATGCCTGAGTACTTCGATGAGTTTGAAAGGATGCTGTTCCATCTGCCGTTGATTGGTTCTGCGTTTAAGAAGCTGTATTATGATGCTACCGTGAAGCGTCCTAAGTCAGAGTTTATTCCTATTGATCAGTTCTATGTATCTTACTATGCAACTGATCTTTCCAATGCAGATCGTTATACGCATGTTATCTATCGCAGCCCCGTAGAAATGCAGCGGGACATAAGGGCTGGAGTGTATGGAGATGTTGAGCTTGGAACTCCGTCTTCTTATCCCAGCACTTCCTTTAGCGAAAAGATGGATACGATTATTGGTTTGTCCCCCACGTCAGATCATGATCCTCAGTATGTTCTACTGGAACAACACTGCTATCTTAATATTGAAGATGAAGACGAAGCTTGTCCCTATATCGTGACTGTAGAACAGCAGTCCAGACAGGTACTAAGTATCCGTAGAAACTATAAGCAAGATGACCCGAACAAAGAAAAAGTAAATCACTTTGTGCATTATAGATTTGTTCCCGGCTTTGGTTTTTACGGCCTAGGTCTTATTCACTTCCTTGGCAATCTAACAATGAGTGCAACGGCAGCTATGCGTTCCCTCATAGATGCTGGACAGTTTGCCAATTTGCCGGGAGGGTTTAAGGCTAAGGGAGTCAGGATGGTTGGCGACAATGATCCTATCGCTCCCGGCGAGTTCAAGGAGGTTGAGGCAACTGGTGTAGATTTATCAAAGGCTATTATTCCCCTTCCCTACAAAGAGCCTTCCTCTACTCTATTCCAGATGCTGAACTTCGTAGCTACTGCTGGTCAGAAGTTTGCGGACAGTACGGAGCAAGTTATTTCCGATGCTGCCTCCTATGGACCCGTTGGCACCACTATGGCTTTGCTTGAAGCAAGTAGTAAATTCTTCACAGCAATTCATAAAAGGATGCACAAGTCTCAGAAAGACGAGTTCCGTATTCTGGCTCGTATTGACTATGACTATCTTCCAGATGAATATCCTTATGATGTTCCTTATGAAGACCGTAGCATTTTCAAATCAGACTTTGATGGTCGCATAGATATTATTCCGGTATCTGATCCAAACATTCCGTCTAATGCCCATCGCATGATGATGGCAAACATGGCGCTACAAATGGCGCAGCAGTCGCCGCCCGGAATGTTTAATCTGGAAGAACTAAATAGAACTATTCTCAATGCAGCTAATATGCCTAACATTGACAAGATACTTCCGCCTAAGATTGAACCGCAACCGCTTGATCCGGTATCTGATATCATGGCTGTAACCAAAGGTATTCCGATTGCGGCATTTCCCGGTCAGAACCATGATGCACATATTCAGGTAAAGATGGCTTATCTTCAAGACCCCATGAATGGTGCTAATCCTATCATGCAGCGAATTTCTCCAATACTTCAGGCAAACATTCAAGAACACTCTGTAATGAAGTACCAAGAACAGATGGTTGGTATTTCTGAAGAGCTTATGAAACAAACGCCGGATCAGGCCAATAATCCTGCGGTAGTTGAGATGGCTATGGCGCAAGCAGCGCAGCAGGTAATGAATGCTAACAAGGCAATGGGTCAGGCGCAGTCACCTGAACAACAGCTTGTTGCTCTGGAACAGGCAAAAGTTGAACTAGAGAAACAGAAGCTTCAGTCTGAAACTGCAACTGACGCAGCAGAACTTGAGATTAAAAACAAAGAGCTTGAGATCAAAGAAACTGCACAGATTATTGAAATGCTCAAAGCATCTGCAACAGCTAACTCAAGAGAAGAACAGTCTCAGCTTAATCGTGAATCTAAAGAGGCAATGAAAGAAGCTGAACTAGCTACACGAAAAGAAATTGAAGAGGCAAAGATTGCCGCTGATATGCTAAAGAAACAAATGGAAGACGACAAAGAAATGGATATGGTTGCGTTACAAAATCTTACGCAGCTTGCTAATGAACAAATGAAGGAGATAAACAATGATGACGAAAGGTAAAGGTTATCCTGAACATGTAAAGGATACCGACAAAAGCTTTGGCGACCCCTATGCACAGGACATTACGGGTGGCCGCAACATTCGCTCTGCACTGAACAAATGGGATGACTACTCTTGGAAGTCTTCCGACAAAGGTGAAAAGAAGTAGTGCCTGATATTTGGGACGAAGTAGTAAGCGAGTACAATAAAGAGATTAACAATCTGAGGATAGCCTTGGGTAATGGCTCTGCGGAGGACTATTCTCACTATCGTCAGCTTGTTGGTTCTATCTCCAGCCTAGAGTGGGCCAGAGATAATTTAACTGATATAGTAAAGAAACGTATTTACATGGAGGACGACGAGTAGTAATGCAGCAAGTAGGTTTAGGTGGCGCAATGAAAAACGATTTGTGGATAACTGAGGACGACGCACCCGATCCCAGCCCACTCCCCACTCTACCGGGATTCCACGTTCTAGTGCGACCCGTTTCAGTAAAGAGTGTAACTAAAGGTGGTATTTTTCTACCGGATTCAACCAAAGACGATATGGCATATCTCACGACTGTCGCACAGGTTCTAGCGTTAGGAGACTTGGCATATATGGATAAAGAGAAGTTTCCCGGCGGGGCTTGGTGTAATGTAGGCGACTATGTATGCTATGGCAAACACGCAGGAACTAAACTATTTTACAAGGGTGTACGTCTAATACTCTTGTTTGATGATCAGATTATTATGAAAGTAGAAGACCCTAAAGACCTTGATCCTACATTTAATCTAGGAAAAAGTTCTAACTAATTTGGGAAATCAACACTTTTGTGGTATAATAATATAAACGTAATCGTTTGTGTCGTTAACAACGGAGAGTAAAATGAGTAACGAAAATGATGCATGGGAAACCATTGAGGTTTCAGAAGATAGTAAAGAAGTTGAATTTGAAATTGAAGAAGAAGAAGAACAGCCAGTACAGGCAAAAGAAGAGGTTGTAAAAGAACAGCCTGAACAGCCGAAAGAACTAGAAGGTATTGAAACTAAAGGCGCTGAAAAAAGAATTAGGCAACTGATTCGACAGCGCAAAGAACGTGAAGAAAAGATTGATGAGCTTATTCGACAGAATGAAGATCTTAAACAAAACCTAAATAAAAAAGAAGAAGAAGTAAATAATATTGCTTCTCGTAGTGTTGGATCAAGCGAGAAGCAGCTAACTCAAAATATTGAACTGGCACGTCAAGCTTATCTTCAGGCATTTGATGAAGGAGATAAAGAAAAGGTTTTGGCAGCACAGGAAATTCTAAATGCTGCTCAAGCTGATCTTAAAACCGTTCAAGGGTATAAAGCTAATATTGCAAAGCGAATGGAAGAAGCTTCAAAAGAAGTAGAAATAGAACCAGAGCTTGCACAGCAAACTCCGGCTTATGATCCAAAAGCAAATGAATGGGCGCAGCGAAATGATTGGTTTGGACAAGACACAGTTAAAACCGCAGCCGCTCTTGCAATAGATGCTGAACTGAAGGGGGAAGGATATGATCCCAGTGATGACGAATTTTACGAAGAAATTGACAAGCGCCTTGAAATGGCCTTTAGTCAAACTTCAAACCGTGTGCAGGAAACTGAGGGACAAAGTAACTCAGGCACGTCACAACCTGCTCAAGTGGTTTCGGGGGCTTCACGCTCGTCTCCGAACTCTAATAAAAAAGTAAAGCTTTCCAAAGAAGACGTAAGGCTTGCTAATAAATGGGGCATCCCACTTGAACAGTATGCCGCCGAGAAGCTGAAGGTAACTTCGGCTGATGGTGAATATACTAACATAAACATGTAAGCGTGGAGGAAAGAATATGACACGAAATGAATCACGTACTGAGAGTATGCGGGAACAGAATACTAGAGAAGAAGAGTGGACTTTTGAAGAGCCGAATGCACTTGACATTCCAGAAAATGTGAAAGCACGTTTTGATAATGAGGGCATGGCGCTACGTTGGATACGAATCTCCCTTCAGGGTCAGGATGACATCACGAATGTTGGCAAGAAGATGCAAGCAGGATGGGTGTTTGTAACTCCAGATGAAGTTCCCGAAATGTCTCTTACATCCTTCGTGAGGGATGAAGGCAGGTATCAAGGCTCTGTGTGTCGAGGTGATGTAGCCTTGGTTAAAATGCCAGCCGGAAAAGTGAACGCTCGTAGGAAATTTTATGAAGGTAAGGCAAACGATCAGATGGAAGCTGTCAACTCTCAGTTGATGAAGAACTCTGATTCACGCTTTCCTATTTCCAACACGAGTCGTTCTGTTACAACCAAGGGAAGGCAACCGTCCTTTCAGGACTAGCTTCCCATAATTAAGGAGATGAAACATGTCTACTACTAAAGCATTTCGTGGTTTCATTCCTGCTCGTAAAAAAGGTGGCGGCTACAACAACGAAGCCGTGACCGACATGATTACTCTGACCTCTTCGGGTCAGGCTCAGACGCCCTCCAACAGCATCTTTACCGGCGATCCGGTGGTGCTTCCCGGTGCGAACTTTGCGACGATTTCTCCGTATATCGCCGCAACGCTCAAGCCGTCTGGAGTGTTCATGGGTTGTCAGTATGTTGAAAATGGCGAGCAGAAGTTCTCCCGGTACTGGCCGGGTGGAACGAGTGCCACGGACATTAAATTCTTTGTAATCACTGATCCCGATCAGACGTATTACATTCAGGCTTCTCTGTCGCTTTCAGCGGCTGAGTTGGCTGTTGTTAAAAACTACAACGTAACCGTTAGCTCCACTGCCTCTTCGGGCAGCACGACTACGGGTCAGTCGAGCTACTATCTGGACGGTGCGTCCGGCACGGAAGCTGCTGCTGCCGTTCGTGTGATTGGTAAGGCTCAGTTCCCTGATGAAAAGGATTCTGATGCGTATCCGATTGTGGAAGTATGGCTCAACCATCACCGTGACCGTTTTGTAACGGCTACGGCGTCAACGGCTTAATAGGGAGGATTTATCATGGCTATTAATAGAGCTAGTATTGCTAAAGAACTCCTTCCCGGTCTTAACGCCGTTTTTGGGATGGAGTATGGAGAGGTCAATAACGAACATGAGCCTCTCTATGAGATTGAAAATTCTGACCGTGCCTTTGAAGAAGAAGTTCTCTTCACGGGCTTCGGCACCGCCCCGACGAAGGGTGAAGGTGCATCGGTTTCTTATGATGACGCACAGGAAAGCTACACGGCCCGTTATACGGCGGAAACCGTTGCGCTTGCTTTTGCCGTCACTGAAGAAGCGATGGAAGACAATCTTTATGACACGTTCGCTAAACTTCGTGCTCGTGGCCTTGCCCGTGCAATGGCGAACACTAAGCAGGTGAAGGCTGCTAACATCTACAACAATGGTTTCTCTGACACCATTGGTGATGGTGCTGCGTTCTTCTCTGCGGCTCATCCGACGATTTCTGACGGTCTTCAGTCTAACCTTCTTGGTGCGGCTGACCTGTCGGAAGCGACGCTTGAAACTGCACTTACCGCCATTCAGAAGATCAAAGATGATCGTGGTATTCTGGTTGGTGCTAGTGCGATTTCTCTGCATATCCCGGTTGATTACTGGGCGGTTGCGGATCGTGTTCTTTCGTCGCCGGGCAACACTCAGGCGAGTGCTGGCGGTGCGAACCCGAACACGAACGCCATCAATGCGACCCGTCACATGGGCATGGTTCCTGAAGGCTTCTTCATTAACCGTCGCTTCACTGACACGGACGCATGGTTTGTTAAGACGGACGTTCCGAACGGCACGAAGATGTTTGTGCGGTCGCCGCTTCAGACCAAGATGGAACCGGACTTCGACACCGGCAACCTTCGATTCAAGGCCCGTGAGCGTTATAGCTTCGGCGTCTCGGATTGGCGTGGCTGGTTTGGTAGCGCTGGTTAATCAGCAAATGAGGGAGGGTGGCTTCGGCCACTCTCTCTTCATTCTTAAAGGAGATACATATGGCTACGAATATTAAAGTTGCAATAGCTACTGGCGATGCTGTTCTTAAATATGTAGAAGATGATACGACTGTAGGAAGCAATGGAACTGCTGATAGCAACATTCCCAGCACCACTCGTATTATGGCTATTCATGCTGTGGCGTCTGCGGCTGGTTCTTTTTCTATTAAAGGTCAGCGACAGATTACAAATAAGACTGCTGAAGGTACGGCTATTAAGTTTCAGGTAGCAGCTAACGAAGCATCTGACATTTATATTGGTGACATGGGTGTTGCTATATTTGGTGTGGTCAGTGTTTCTGGTCCTACGGATGGTTCAGTTCTAACTGCTATGCTTGGCTAGTTATGCCTGACTTTAACTATTTAAAGACAGACCTGATTAACACAACGGAGAATGACTCTACGGAGTTTTCTACGCAGGTATCTGCTTTTGTAAAGAAAACAGAGTTTCGATTGGTAAAAGACTTGGACGATGTAGGTCTAAGCGAATATACCAATGTATCGGTATCGGCTGGAAATGCTGGTGCCGTTTCTTTGAATGATCGTACTCTTATTATCCGAAATGTTAACTATAAAGTTAGCAGCGGTACAAGTACGACTAATCTTCTTCAAAGAACAAATGAATATGTAAATGACTATTGGCCGGTGAGCGCCTCTACTGGAACGCCTCGGTATTATAGTCGCAGAACTAATTCTTCTATTCGTATTGTGCCTACACCAGTGTCGGTGCTTACAGTAGAAGTTGAATCACAGTCACAGCCGCTTGCCCTTGCTTCTGCTACGGGAACTAGCGTGACAACTACAAACTACTTTAGCGAATATTGCTATGATGCTCTCTTTGCTGGCTGCATGGTAGAGGCAACCATGTATATGAAAGATTGGCAGACTCTTCCTGTTTGGCAGCAGCAGTATCAGACCGCAATAGATCAACTTAGAAATCAAGCACGTCGAAGCAGACAGGACGACATGGCAGTTGCTGGCTCTCCTGCTGGTGGACCTAACACAATTATTCAAGGAGCA